GATGTTGAAGGTGGAGAGTTAGAAGTTCTTAAAACAATGGACTGGACTATTCCTGTCTATGTAATGTGTATCGAACTCGACGGACACAACGAAGAGAAGGATGAAGCGTGTAGAGAGGTGCTGAGAACTAATGGCTTTATTTTTGAACAGAGGATGTGTATTAATGAGTTTTGGAGAAACCCTCACTACGATAGGAGAGACCTCCTCTTTACGCCAGACCAAGAGCCAGAGGAACAGCGACACCTATGCATGGAGCCGCATTGTATTCCTGAAATTCAGGAAGGATTAGAGAGTTATGCCCAAAAATAAAGATGATATTAAATTAAGTATCCTTATCTTATCCATCCCTAGCAGGTTTGATATTGTAAGGCCCTTGATTGAGAAGCTACTGAAACAGATTGGAGAGAGAGAGGATGTAGAGATTCTGTCCTTGATGGATAACAAATCTCTCCATATTTGGGAAAAGAGAAATGAGCTAATGAAGATTGCCCGAGGGACGCACCTCACATGGTTGGATGATGACGATGATGTGTCTGACGAGTATGTTTCCAAGCTCACAGAAACTATTGAGAGTAATCCTAATGTGGATGTCATTTCTTTCGATCAAATGTGTTATTTAAACGGCATGGAGGCGAGAGTTTTTGCCGAAATGGGAAATCCTCATGAAGATGTTCTCCCAGACCCAAATGATCCTACCAAGTATGGAGATACTCTCAGACCTCCTTATCACTGGTGTTGTTGGAAGACTTCCCTCGCTGCCTCAGAGCCGTTCAGAGCGTCCTTCTCGCATGGGGACAGAGGACAGTCCACCGAGGACATTGATTGGCTTACAAGGCTTTACCCCAAAGTAGAGGAGAGTGTTTACTTGCAGGGTCATTACCTTCATATTTATAGGTGGTCTAACGAGACAACGGAATCAGTACTGTGAGAGCCTTGATAAATCAAAAGGTGGGATTGGGAGATATCCTCTTCAGTATCCCTATAGCCTTTGAACTTCTAAAGGATTATAAGGAAGTTATCTGGCCTGTAAGTCCTCCTTACTTGTGGTTAAGGGATTACTTCCCCAACATATCATTCGTATCTAGTGAAGATTACGATTGGTTACATGATTTTGGAGATGAGCTTTATAGGAGTAGCCCACAACAGCACGAACTGAATTCTATTCCACATCCTGAACACCTAGAAGATGATTTAAAGATTATCAATCTTAGGTACGCTAATGTAGACCATAGATCAGAAACATGTATGGTCGATAAGTATAAGCTGTTAGGATTAGATGTTAGTCTTTGGAAAAGCCTATTTTGGAAGAGAGATATTAAAAAGGAAGCTGAGTTGTACAAAAAACTAAATCCTTCAGATGTACCGTATAACCTAATAAACAGAAACTCCGAGTATCCTCCCAAAAAAGGAACCATTACTGTAGATAACGATATGTTAAATGTAGACATGGAGATAATAGAAGGGTACACCCTGCTAGATTGGGGACTACTGATTGAGAACGCTGCTAATATACATACTGTCTCCACTGCCTTAAATTATGTGGTGGAGGCTATAGGAAACAAAAAACAAGGATGGTTTGTCTATCCTAGGAGTGGGGATTCTAACTTACAATATGTAAGCTTCCTATCAGATAATTGGAGTAAGATTCTATGAGCATTGAAACTATTAACTACAACGGAGAGTTTTATCCCTTATTTCAGACAAAAGGAAACGCCTCCCAATTTGCTATACCCTATGCCAAGCTCTTGTGCAAAGGTAACGGTGTTGATGTGGGATTTAGCAAAGAGGAGTGGAAGTTACCCGAAGCCCTTGGAGCGGATATACAGGACAGCAGTAACCCATACCACGCATATAATCTCCCACCAGACTTAGATTACATCTACTCCTCTCATTGTCTAGAACATTTAGACAACTGGGTTAGCGCAATAGAGTACTGGTCTGGATCACTTAATACTGGGGGTGTTTTGTTTTTATACCTGCCACATAAGGATCAACAGTATTGGCTACCTTGGAATAATAGAAAGCACTTACATACTTTAGATGCTACAAGTATTGTATCTTGTATGGAGAGTTTTGGTTTTGAAAATATTCATTACTCAGAGAGGGACTTAAACCACTCATTCATGGTAGTAGGGGAGAAGGCATAATGGGTAGTTTACAGAGGCACGATGTACATTCTATAAGGTGGGAAAATTATGAAAATAAATAATATGAATAAAAATGAACAACAATTCGATGGGTATTCAACACATCTCTCTCTTCTTAAATCATTGCTTTCTAAAAACATAGATTCTGTTTTTGAATTCGGTACTGGCTTATATAGTACCAAACTGTTTTTAGAAAACTGTACTAGGGTAATTGCTTGCGAGATGCAGTCGGAGGACTGGTACAACAAAGTTAATGATGAATTTAAAGACCATGATAATGTTGAGGTTCTTTATATGCTGGGACCAGACAAAGCTATTGAATACTTATCTGAAATAAACTCACGATTTGATTTGATCTTTGTTGACGGCCATGGAAGTAATCGTTGGAAAGCTATTAATGAAGCTTCTAAGTTTACTGATTTGATTGTTGCTCACGATACGGAAACTAGCAGCTATAATTGGCACCTTGTTGATCTGGGGGATGAATGGGTAAGAACTGACTACAAAGAGTTTGACCCTTGGACTACTACTTGGGAAAAGCAATGATAATAAATAAAGCTTTTATGTCCGTAGATGACAATCCTCTTTACTCAGATTTTTGGGAGCCTGTATCAAAGGTGTGGAAGCTGCGTTTTGGCATTACACCCCATCTCATTTATTTTGGAGAACAAGACTTAAGTGAGGAGTGGGGAACGGTAACTAAGGTTACTCCTGTAAAAGGTATCCCTATTCACTTTCAAACACAGTGGGCTAGGTTCTGGTTTACTTCACAGGAGGAAGACTCTGTGTGCATTGTTTCAGACATTGATATGTTTCCCATTTCACGGTATCATTTTGTTGAACAGATCTCTAATTTGGATTCTAATAAGTATGTCCACCTCACGGGGTCCCATAGACCTATTCCCGTATGTTATCATGTAGCGAAGGGGGAAGTATTTAAAAAAGTATTGAAGCTTGATGACACTTTTGAAGCATCCTGCAAACGGGTGTGGGGTTCTTCTATAGCCCTTGGTTCCCACATGGGGTTCTCACGCTGGGGGTTAGACGAAGCTTATACTACTCAAATGCTGGAGGGTTATGTGGGGAAGGATTTACTTCTATTACCTAATTATGTTGGACCTCGCTTAGATCGAATAGCATGGGACCATACTTATAGTGAAGATTATTTTACCCTTAAGAAGTATATTGACGCTCATAGCCTTAGACCTTACGCAGAACACCGACACACCTTAGATCACTTAGTCACCACATTAATATCATGAAAATTTTACTAACAGGTGCTAACGGACTGGTAGGGTCCACAATTAATGCGGATGTTAATGTAAAAGGAAAAAGTGATCTTGATTTAACCAACTTTCAAGACACTCTGAATTTATTCCAGGAAACTAAACCAACTCATGTTATTCACACAGCAGCCAAGGTCAGAGAGGCTGTAGAAACTATTGCTAAAGTTATGGGTTTTGAAGGAAAAATTATATTTGATGACAGTAGGCCTGATGGTCAGTTTAGGAAACCCACCTGTAACATAAGGCTTATGGATTTCCTTCCTGAGTATAAATTCACACCCTTTGAAGAGGGGATAAAGCAAACCGTTGATTGGTTTGTCGAAAATTACGAGACTTGCAGAAAATGAAAAGAGCTTTAATAACAGGAATTAGTGGACAAGATGGTTCTTACTTAGCAGAACTATTGCTTAGTAAGGGGTATGAAGTGTGGGGAGTATTGCGGAGACACTCCGTACCAGAAAACCAAACCAGTAGACTAGAAGAGATAGGTATACTTGATGATCTTAACCTAGTGTATGGAGACATGACTGACCTCCCATCCTTACTTCATATCTTAAAAGAGGCCCAGCCAGATGAGATTTATAATCTTGCAGCGCAGTCCCATGTAAGAGTTAGCTTTGATCAACCTGCATTTACTACTCATACAGATGCCGTAGGGGTACTTAACTTGTTAGAAGCTATGAGGTTAATGTGCCCGAACGCTAGAATGTATCAGGCTGGCTCTTCAGAGATGTTCGGTAATGAGTGTGATGAGGATGGGTACAGGAGAGAGACAACGCTTATGCGTCCTGTGAGTCCTTATGGGTGCGCTAAGTTGTATGCCTTTAATCTGTGTAGCACCTATCGAAGTTCTTACAACCTGTTCATTGCAAACGGTATTCTGTTTAATCATGAATCACCACGAAGAGGATTAAACTTTGTCACTAATAAAGTAGTGGATGGGGCTATTAAAATTCATTATAGAAAAGAACAAGAGTTAGCTCTAGGTAATTTAAATGCTACAAGAGATTGGGGTCATGCTAAGGATTATGTTAGAGCTATGTGGATGATGCTTCAGCATGATAAGCCTGATGATTTTGTGTGTGCTATGGGAGAATCATATTCTGTTAGAGATTTTTGTGCTGAAGTTTTTGCAGAAGTTGATCTAGACTATAGAGATTATGTTACTATTGATAAGAAATACTTTAGACCTACGGAGCTTACTGATTTGAAGGGAGACTCTACGAAGCTAAGGGAAACATTAGGCTGGAAGCCTGAGTATTCTTTTAGTAGTATGATTGAAGAAATGGTAAAAGCTAGACTATAATATAGCATGAAAGTAAAGTTCACTAAAGTACACCCCGAGGCTGTGATTCCGACAAAAGGCACCAAAGGTTCTGCGGCATATGATCTGTATAGTGTAGAGAATGTCTTTATTCCCGTAGGTGAAACTGTAATGGTTCGCACAGGGTTGGCTATGCAAATTCCTGATGGTTGGAAGGGGGAGATTTATTCCCGAAGTGGTTTAGCCCATAAGGGGCTCGTTGTGGCTAATTCTCCAGGGAAGATCGACTCGGATTATCGGGGAGAGATCCTAGTTATTTTGCATAACAATAGGAGTGTAGATATAATTGGGGTAGAAGCAGGAGACAGGATTGCACAGTTTGAAATTAGTCCTGTTCACGATATTGAGTTTGAAGAAGCTAAGAACTTAAAGATTTCATTTAGAGGGGAGGGCGGTTTTGGCTCGACGGGCAAGTAAACATCAAACGGTTACTTTATGCATGATTGTAAAAGATGAGGCTGAAGTAATAACCCGTGCTTTTAATTCTGTAAAGCATATTGTAGATTACTATTGTATCTGTGATACGGGTTCTACAGATAATACGGTACAAGTAATTAGGGATTACTTGAAAGAGAATAATCTTAAAGGCCGGGTTCATCAGCGTCCGTGGGTTAATTTTGGACATAATAGAACAGAGTGCCTTCAGTTAGCTTCAGGCATTTCTGATTATAATATGACCTTAGATGCAGACGAGGTTTTTTGTCCCTATGTGGATGGAAACCTTAAAGTAACTTCTATTGTAAAGAGCCTTCCTAAGTTCAAAACAGATAAAGTAGAAGTAACTACGAGATACGGAAGAATTAAATATCAGAGGGTACAGTTTGTTAAAGATGCTTTGGGGTTTAAATGGTATCAGCCGTTGCATGAGTATGTGCATTCTCCTAATGCCTCTTCTGTTAGCACTTTAGATAATGTAGCAGTCTACCCTACTCAGGATGGTGCAAGAGCAAGAGATAAAAATAGATATGCTAAAGATGCTTTAGTATTTGAAGAATGGCTCTTAGATAACCCCGAGGACGGTAGGGCTTGGTTTTATTTATCACAATCTTATAGGGATTCAAAACAATATAAAAAAGCTTTAGAATCTATTGAAAAAGTTATTCAGTATAGTGGTTGGGATGAAGAAATATTTGAATCCCTATTAAGAAAAGCTAGACTAAAAATGATGCTACATCAGTTGGAGGTTAAACAGGCTATCCCCAATGAGAAATCACTTGAAAAGTTGGTGGGCTATTTCTTGACGGCTTATCAGTATAGACCAACTAGAGCGGAACCTCTTCATGATATTCTTCAGATTTACAGGGTGTGTGGGCAATTTCATCTAGCTGTAATGGTGGGTGAAGTTGCAGTAAAGATACCTGTTCCTGCGTCTGAATCCCTCTTCGTTGAGCCTGATATTTATGATTTTAGAATTAAAGATGAGTTGTCTTTAGCTTATTTTTATATAGACAGAATAGAGGATAGTAAAAAGCTAACACAGGAGTTACTTGATAGCTCGATGACTCCTGAAAAGGAAAAGGATAGGCTGAGAGAAAATATTAGGTTATGTGAGGAAAAGTTAAATGGATGATGATCACCCGATGAGGTTAGCAATTGAAGAATCAAAAAAGTCTAGCCATCGCTATCCTATTGGAGCAGCTATTGTAAGGGGTAATAAAGTTCTCTCTAAAGCTTTTAATGTTAATAAAACACACCCTAAATATGGGTCTGGGAAATACCAAAGACTCCATGCTGAGGGGCACGCTATTTACAGAGCAGTCCGTCAGGGGATTGATCTTAGTGGTGCTTCCATCTATATTTATAGAAGGAATAACACCTTGGCAAAACCTTGCCCATGTTGTATGGGTATGATTCACCAACACGGTATTAAAGAGGTAATATATAGTGGGAGCTAAAACAAGAGTAGAATATGTTTGGTTAGATGGGAGATCCCCTCTCCCCAAGGTGAGAAGTAAGACCCGTTTCATTGAAGCATTTGATGCGGAGTTCCCCTGCTGGAACTTTGATGGAGGGTCAACAGAACAAGGATCTCTGGAAAACTCTGATAGATATTTAAAACCAATAAGAACTTATAGTGATCCTTTTCACGAAAAGGGTTTTTTAGTTTTCTGTGAGGTATGGAATTATGATGATACCCCTCATGAGTCTAATACTAGATGTAATTTAGTAAATCTAGTTAAAGAAAATGAGGAGGGATTTTTAGTAGGTTTTGAACAAGAATTTACATTAATGAACCCTGAAACTGGGCAGCCGTTAGGTTTTATTCTTCAACCTACTGAGCAAAAAGATTACTACTGTGGGGCTGGAACTATGAATGTTGTCGGTCGCTATCTACTGAATGATTTTGAACAGCGTTGCCAAGAAGCAGGGGTAGATTTAGATGGTATCAACGCAGAGGTTATGCCTGGACAATGGGAATTCCAGACAGGAGCGCAAGATCCTTTAAAGTGTTCTGATGATCTGTGGGTAGCAAGGTATATTTTAGAACGAGTATCTGAGTTCCACTCCGTAGTAGTTTCCTATGACCCCAAGCCTCACCCAGAATTTAATGGGGCGGGATGCCATACGAATGTATCTAATTCCCAAATGAGAGAGTGCTTTGGTATTAAAGAATTTGAGGAGCTAATGAAAGGTTTAGAGGTTGACCACCATGAGCATATCAAAGTGTGTGGGAATAGGATAGAAGCTAGAATGACAGGGGAGTGTGAAACTTCTGATTATAAAAAATTTACTTTTGGGGTTGGAGATCGAGGAGCTTCGGTAAGAATTCCTAAGGCAGTAGCTATGGAAGGTCACGGTTATTTTGAAGACCGCAGACCTTGTGCTAATATTGATCCCTACAAGGTTCTTTGTTCATTACTCTCTTCTATTAATAAAAGTTATGTCTGGTCTAAAGTTTAGTTTAATAACCCCCACTCATTCTCCTAAGTTTTTAAAAGAGCTTTATGCTAGTATCAAAAAACAAACTTATAAAAATTGGGAATGGATTATTTACACTAATAATGGGGTTACAGCTAAGGATATACCTTATGACAAATATTTAAATGTACGGGTCTATAGCGATGATGGGTCAAGTGAGTTTTGCACTAATGTAGGGTATCTTAAGAAGGAAGCTTTTAGCAAAGGCTCAGGAGATGTTTTAGTGGAGGTAGATCATGATGATCTCCTACATCCCAATTGTTTAGAGGAATTAAATAAAGCTTTTCAAGATGAAGAAATAGGCTTTGTTTATAGTAATAATGCTAAACTGGCAAAAGATTTTGTACCTTATACTCCTATAAATGGGTGGACATTTAATAAGGTTTATTGGGAGGGGAAAGAACTCTTTTCCATGAATAGTTTTAAACCTAGTAGCCAAGCCCTCTCCTTTATCTGGTATTGCCCTGATCATGTTCGTGCGTGGAGAAAATCTGTGTATGAAGAATTAGGAGGGCATAATAAAGAATTAAGTGTTTGTGATGATCATGAGCTTTTAATTAGGACCTACTTAAAAACTAAATTTTATTATATCCCCAAATGCTTGTATATTTATAGACATTTAGAAGATGGAAAAAATACTTATCTTACAAGAAATGCTGAGGTTCAAACGACTACTGTAGATCTACAGTATAAGTATGCGTATAAATTAGCTGAGAGAGATTGTGAACTTAAGGGACTAATGAAGATAGATTTAGGTGGGGGGTTACATGGCAGAGAAGGGTATACTACGCTAGACAAAGAGGGTGCTGATATTATCTGTAATTTAGATGAGGGTATCCCTCTTGTTGACAATAGTGTGGGGGTATTGAATGCCAGCCATGTGATTGAACACCTTAAAGATCCTATCCACACTATGAGAGAGATTCATAGAGTTTTATGTCACGGGGGATGGGCTATGATAGAGGTGCCTAGCACAGACGGGAGGGGAGCGTGGATGGACCCTACTCATGTTAGTTATTGGAATGAGAATAGTTTTCTTTATTATACCGCCGAGGCACAGGCTCAGTACATTAGAAATAAAGATATAAAATTTCAATCCTTTAAGTGTGAAACTTATTATCCTAATAAATGGTATAAAGATATGAATATTCCGTGTGTTGTTGCTTATTTATCTTGTGTTAAAGATGGCGAACGCTTGCCCCATCAGTTGAGGATTTAGAATGAGTATTGGAATTATTACTTGTGTATATGGGGATTTTGATGCTCTCTTCCCTTTGCCTCCAGATCATGGGTTTGATGAGGCTGTTTGTGTAACAGATAATCCGAGATTATGTGTAGAGGGTTGGACAACCGTGCTTTTCCCTCCAGTATACCCTTCGATGGGTATAGCTGCAAAATTTCCTAGATGTTTTCCTGAATTGTTTCTCAATACTGATTCTAGTGTGTGGATAGACGCATCTTTTAGGATAAAAAGTTATGATGAATTAACGGCTTTTTTAGACCCCCAACACATAATACTTAGGAAGCCTTCGGAAGAACATCAACAACGGCAGGAGGTTCCCTTATATGAAGGCCAAAACTACACGGAACCTCTTTCTTTTAAAGAGTGGGCTCTTCAACATTTAGAAAAGGGAGAGATTGTTTTACTTAAACATCCAGAGGGGAGAGATTGTGCATACCAAGAAGCAAATCATGGTAAGAGGTTGATGTGGAAGCCTAAGTACAGAGAGTATCCCTTGGACGAGCAGGTTGTTGCATATAAGGAAGATGGAATGCCTTCTAACAATGGGTTATGGGCAGTAGGGTACATGGCGAGGCACCATTCTGCAACGGCATATGAGCTATCCTTAAAGTGGTGGAAAGAGATTTTAAAATGGGGTCCTCTGTGTCAGGTTTCATTACCCTATGTTTTATGGAAACACAAATGGTCTCTCTCTGCCCCTTTTTATAAAAAAATAGTGGAGTGGGAGCAGTTCAATGGGGGTAATGTATTTGGGATAGCGAGCGATGGGATTACCCCTTTAATTAAATATCATCCTTATTTAGAGAACTATCAACATTTGACTGAGTTAGAGGAAATAATTCAAATAAGTCAAGAACCTACCTTGTCAGTAATAGTTGTAGATAATTTTTATAAGGATCCTGATAAGGTTCGAGAGGTGGCCTTAGAATCTGAGTTTATTGAAGATTTGAGATATTATAAAGGGAGAAGATCCTTTAAAAATTATCGACCTTTATCTATTAAAAGAAAGATAGAAGACCTACTAGGAAAAAGAATAACTGATTGGGAGGGGCAGGGGCATAACGGAAAATTTCAATACTGTATAGCCGAAGATCCTGTAGTGTATCATTGGGATAACCAGAAATATGCAGCGATAGTATTTCTTAATCCTGATGCTCCATACGAGGCGGGGACTTCCCTTTTTGCGTCTAAAAGTACTAACAGAACCCATAGAGATGATACTACTTTAGAAGATCCCTTTGGAGGGGGTTTTTATGATAAGACTAAGTTCAAGTTGGTTGACCAGATTGGAAATGTTTACAATAGAATGATAATTTTTGATGCAGGATGCGTTCATGCTGCAAGTGAGTATTTTGGAACAGATGTAACTAATTCAAGACTGTTTCAGATTTTTTTCTTTAATACTGAATAACAAAAAAGTCAAGTCTAACTATCATAAGGTATGGATAAGGATGTACTGAAACGCTTGAAAAACGCAGGGTTGTTGTCTGAGCAAGTGCCTGATCTGGGCTTCGTAGGGACGGGGAGCTATGCTCTCAATAAGATAGTTTCAGGGGACTACAACAAAGGGATCCCTGTGGGAATGATTACTCAGTTTATTGGGGAGTCGAGTACCGCTAAGACTGTGTTTGGGACTCACATTCTCAAGGAGGCACAAGCTGCTGGCTACTACTCTATGATGGTGGATAGTGAAAATGCATACAACCCCAAGTTTGCTATGCATTTGGGAATTGACCCCAAGAACCTGATCTATGCTGCTCCTGAAACTTTGGAAGACTGTTTTCAAGTTATCGAGGATACAATTCTTGCCATTAGAGAAACAGATAAGGAAACACCAATTGTAGTTGTATACGATAGCATCGCTGTCTCACCCTCAAAATCAGAATACGAAGCCGAAACCTATGAGGGTAACAATATGGTTGGAGCTATTAGGGCTAAGTCTACTGGCGCGTGTTTGCGTAAGATGAATCCATTGATGAGGAAGTATAAAGTTGCCCTAGTAATCATTAACCAAATTAGAAATAAAATTGGTGTTATGTATGGAAGTCCTGATACGGCAGCCGCAGGGGGCAAATCATTAGAGTATTACTTGGGTGTAAATTTGAAATGTATTTCTAACAAAACGAGTGATCTAATTAAAGACGAGAATAAGAATGTTATTGGTATTCAAGGAAAACTACGCAACACTAAGAATAAGTGTTCCATCCCTTTTAAGGAGTGTGAGTTTGAGTTGATGTTTAATGAGGGTTTAAATCCCTACACAGGAGTCTTGAAGCAGATGGAAATTGATGGAGAGGTAGAGCGAAACGGGGCATGGTATACTGTGAAGGAAGGGGGCAAGAAGTTCCAATCTAAGGAATTTGTGAAAATGATGCAACCCCCTATAGATGAAGGGGTTGAGCCTCTTGCGAAATTTTTAGAGATTTAGGGTTGACATTCGCAGAAAACTTGCTATAATAGGGCACGAAAGAAGAAATCAACGATGAGCAACAACAACAAACAAACGGATCGAACTTTTGACATCCTCTCAGACTTGATTGATGAAGTCTTTTCTAACCATTACAATAAGGAAACTAAAATGGAATCTGAAATTAAACCCGCTCCCGATAAGGAGCATTTCCCCAACCTATATGAGTCCATTGAGGACTATACTGCCCAGACTGGCAAGCGATTCCGCATGACTAAAGAACAGAAGTCCCGTAACCTGTCCCGTGAACAAGCTTTTGCTGAAATGTACCTAGGAGGTAACTAATATGATTAAGAACGAAGAACTACTGCGTACCTGTGCCCCTGCGGCCTTTGCAACGACTCCTGAGGAGGGTAGGGTATCTGACCGATATACTTTCCTCCCAACTACAGACATTCTTGAGATCCTACAGGATGAAGGCTGGACGGCTTGGAAGGCCCAACAGGTGAATGCTAGGAAGTGGAGTAAGTCCCATGCCAAGCACATTATTCGCCTTCGCCATGAAGATCTGGATATGGAGTCTTTTGGTGTTGGGGATTCTTTCCCTGAGATGCTTCTTATCAATGCCCACAACGGGCTTGGTGGATACACTCTCCAAGGGGGTATCTTCCGTATGATCTGCTCTAACGGTATGGTAATTTCTGAATCGGACTTCGGTAAGATTCATATTCGCCATATCGGTTTTGAGGCGCAACAGGTAAAAGATGCCTCTCGTAAACTGGTCATGAACTCGTCCAGAATTGCAGACAAGATCGACAAATGGCAGAACATTGAATTGAGCCCCCGCTCCAGAAAGGATTTCTTTACTGATGCCGCTCAAATTCGTTTCGGTAAGGCTACTACGGAGAGTATTATCCTAGAAGTATCGCAACCCCGTAGAGAGGCAGACCGCAAGAATAACCTTTGGACTACTTTTAATGTGGCTCAGGAGAACATTATTCGGGGTGGATTCCGTAACGGAGGTACTAACCGTATGGTGCGTCCCATTACTAACATCCAAAAAGATGTTAATTTTAACTCGGAGTTATGGGACTTGGCTAGTACATATAGTGAAGGCTAAACGGTCCTCAACTAATTAATACGAGGAGGGGGGGAAAATTTTTCCCTCCCCATATACCATCATGCATGATACTTTTGATTTTCAAGAACCACTAAATGAAGAACCTGACGGTACTTACATTACATGTGGACAAATGCAATTTTTCCTTAATCGTGAACACGGGCAAGACTCGTTTTCCTCAGGTGATGAATATTTTATGGAATACTATAATCTCTGCCGTGTGTATAATACCATCTCTGATATTATGAATACTGACCCAGATGCGGCTATAATGTATTGGGACGATAAAAAAGAGATTGTTTCTATGGGGTTCCCAACAGACGGGGCAGTAGCTAAAGCTTTAGCTAAAACCCAACCTTCTGTTTTGTATGATTGTGAAGAGGGTGAGGAGGACTTCGGCTTCGGCTTGATGGACGAATAGGAGTAATCATGGGCAGAACAAATCGCTACGAGAAAGATTGGGGGGGACTCCGCAAGAAAAAGGATAAGAAAAAAAAGAGGACTAAACAAAAGCCTCTTAAACAATATAAGCCTCACGATAAAGTTGATGAGGATGAACGAGAAGTAATTGCGTATGAAGACGAAATCCACAAAAGATATTCCAATAAACCCGTTGGGGGTTTTTGATCCTGTGATTCCCTGTGCGTGGATTCCAGATCGTGAAGTTAGACTAAGTGAATACAATAAAATGGTAACTCACTTTGTTCAAAATTATGCTAAGGAAAACTCAGATGCCAAGCAAATATATCCTAAAAAATTCACCGATAGATAAGAATAGAATACAGAAAGTATGTAAGAAAGTAATTGATGAAGCTAACGAAGACAGAACCCTTGCTTTAGACACTCATAGATTCTTTCGCCAGATGTTAGACGAGAACCCCCAAGATGCTTCAGCAAAAAACTTGATGGTAGATTGTCTTAAGTTGGCACAAACTTCAAAAGCAAGCACCCTTAAAGTAGTGGACCTTCTAATTAAATTAGAAGCGGCCCAAACGAGAGGGAATGAAAAACTAGAAATGGACTCTTTATACTCTCAGTTGGATAACCTCACAGATTAACTATGTCAGATCTAAAGTTTTACAAAGTAATTTGTAATGAAATTAATCTTGTTCTCCTTATTAAAAAGCTTTCCGTCCATGATGAGCAGCGAGCTTATTTTGCCGTAAAGAGGAAGATCAAGAAGTTAGAAAAACCCTTAACGATTGTGAGCTACATGCGTCACATCATTAAAAATTTCCTTTATGACTCGGAGGAGTTTTTCAGCAATCTCCCAAAGGATGATGAGGAGAGAATGGCTATTACAAGGGCTGTATACTTTTCCATCATTGAAGCTTATCCCCCTTTTGATCTGGGGTTTGTATGTGCTGACCTAAACAATGGCACCTTTTTGGAGGATATACAGCAAGTTATGGGGGCCGTGTTTACTCATGCTCAAGAGAAGGAGGGTCCTCCCAAGGGTTTAAAGGCTATCCGTACTCTTAGTGATGTATCGGGGTTAAACAAATACTTAAAAAAGAATTTGGTGGGACAGGAGGTAGCTATCAAAAGTCTTATAGATAGTATTAAGCTTATTGCAAGTGGCCTTTATAAAAATGCTTCCTTCTTTTTTATTGGTCCTACAGGGGTTGGTAAAACAGAACTCGCTAGACTTCTTGGTAATAAATATAGCGGTAACTTTTGGAAATTGAATTGTGCAGAATACGCCCAAGCACATGAGTATGCAAAGTTGATTGGTTCTCCTCCTGGCTATGTAGGTCATAGTGAAAATAGTTTAATGGCTGAGAAAGCTGAAAAAAGTAATCGCTGGGTAATCCTCTTTGACGAGATCGAAAAAGCTCATCCTAAGTTTTTTGATTTCCTATTGTCTCTTTTAGATGATGGCACAGTTACCGATAACATGGGAAGAGTGTTAGACTTTTCTGAGTCTATCTTCATCTTCACCTCTAATCAAGGTATCTCAGATGTAAGAGTGGGGAGATCATTAGGGTTTGGAAGAGAGATGGTGTCAGTTTCAGGATCTTCTGAGGAGATTACAGAATCAGTAAAGAGGAAGTTTCCTGTAGAGTTTATGAACCGCATAGATAATTATATATTCTTCAAAAACCTAGAACCGAGTCACCTTAAAAAGATTGCAGTACTAGCTTTGCATAATATTCCTATTAAACGACATAAGGCTCTCTTAGACTTCATTGTAACCAACGGGTATTCAGAAGAATACGGAGCCAGAAACATTAAGCGTTTTATCAAGAATAAGGTCGCCACAGTAATTGCTCAAGCGTTATTGGAGCGAAGACTTCCAAGTAAAAAGGGGGACCTTTACACACCTAAGATTATCAATAATGAATTGTCTTTGGTATGTTTAAAAGATGATAAGCTTAAAAACCAAGCCGCAGGGTAGGCTAACGCCTTTCGTGGCAGACTTGGAGCTTCGCTACTTACTCCTCCCAAGAAATTGGGAGGAGTTTTTTTATAAATAGCCTTAGCCCGTCTATAATAGTTCTGTGCGAATGGCCCTTAGCTCAGTTGGTGAGAGCATTCGTCTTATAAGCGAAAGGTCACAGGTTCAAATCCTGTAGGGCCTACCACAAAATTAAATGGAGATTTATGATGAAAAAGATGACTGAAAAATATATTGCTAAAGCCCTTGAGGGGTATGAAGCAAATTATGGAGCGATCTCGGAAGCTATCACAGGTATGGAAGAGCAACTACAGAACTACAAGGACCAGCAAGCTGAGATGAAAGAGGGTATTTCTGAGATGAAGGAGCTTTTGGGTCTGAGCGATGAGGAGGAGGATGGGAGCCCCGCTTCGCCCCCTTTGACACTTGTTAATGATGGGATTGAGTGAGGAGGTAGGGACGGTAGCCCAATCGGCAGAGGCAACAGACTTAAAATCTGTCAAGTGCGGGTTCAAGTCCCGCTCGTCCTACCAAATTAAATGTTTCCTGAATTAGATCGCCATCTATATAGAACTAGAAAGTAGAAAATGTTCTGCTAAAAAAAATACACCTACGGATTTTACACCTGATGATTTCCAATAACTTACTAATACATAACCATAACCATAAGGAGGTATAAAATGAATAAGTTTTTTATATGTGCGCTAACTGCGCTTACTTTAGGTTCTGTTGCACTTTTTGCACAAAACCCACAACCTAGCCCCCCAGGGAATGAAACTAGACAAGAAGCACCTCTTACAAGTCCTTGCTTTCTTTTCATGCAAGACAGTGCCTTCTTTACTGTTCCTTCTTTTCAAGGAGACCCCAACACTTTAATGGGTGTAGAGTTTCGAGATTTTTTGTCCGTTATGGACGGAAATTACGGGTTTGAAAACCTTACTAATATTTATGTTGGAAAGGTAATGACCCGAAGGTATATGGCTCACGCTGTTAGAATTCCAGGGAGTTCTTATCCATATGCTCTGACGCAACCTTCCATATCCATTCAAAGTCTCTCGGATGAAATTTTTCCTTTTGATGGTGTAATTGATGCCCAAGGCTTTGATACCTATAACTTTGCTTCTCCAGTTCCCGATGGAGATAGTGGTTACTGGGGTGGCGGGCTTAGTGGTCCTGTTTTTGATTCTCAAGGAAATTTAATTCCAGAAGGACAAGCACTGTTCCCTAGTTTACAGCTTTACACTTATGCTGCTGAAGGTAAGGCTTTCTGGAAGGGAGATAGAAGTGGAAAAGTTACATTAGAGTATCGTCCTTGGGGTTATTATTCCCATGACTATTCGCTTTCTGGACCTCTTCCTACGGGCCATTGGGAACAATGGGTAGACCATATTCATGGTTACATTCGTAGCATCAGGTCAATTGTTTATCAAGTTGACACTAATGATGATGGAATTGCAGACTACGAACAGGAGTGGTTGTTGTAGATTTTATAGAACTATACTAGTGATCGAGGAAGATTTTTATAAGTTTTCCTCGATCTCTTCTTGCAATAGCCCCAGAATAGCGTATAATAATCAGGGGTACTATGGGTCTAGTTGGGTAGTCAAAGCCTCTTAGACGGCTTCCTGTGGACCCGTTCGGACAATACTTATAGCAAAACATCTAAATCATGGCAAATCAAGAGAATTTGGATAAAACTTACATGAGAATGGCTGAACAGCTTTCTCAACTATCCCATGCAGAAAGAAAGAAAGTAGGAGCATTAATTGTTAAAGGAACGCAGATTATTTCCGAGGGATACAATGGAACCCCTAAAGGCTTTTCTAATGTCTGTGAACATTATAACTATAAAAGTAACCTCTTTGTTAAAGAACTAGTAACTCGCCCAGAGGTACTTCATGCTGAAAGTAATGCGATCACTAAGCTTGCAAGGTCTACAAACTCTTCTGATAAGAGTACTCTATATGTTACCTTGGCTCCCTGTTTTGATTGTAGTAAATTGATTATTCAGGCAGGAATCACAAGAGTAATGTACAAAGATCACTATCATAACAACGGTCTAGCCTTTCTTACTAAAGCGGGGGTAGAAGTTATTAACATTTACGATTATGAAGATAAATATGAAGCAAGCATATAGTTTCGATGATGTACTAATCGTTCCTCAGTACAGCGATATAGAGTCTCGATCCTTTTGCGATACAAGAGTGCAACTTCCTAAGATGCACACTATGAAGATTCCTGTGTTCGCTGCTAACATGGATACAATTTGTGGAGTAGACATGGCTGTGCAGATGTGTAAATTAGGTGGGGTAGGAATCATACACAGGTATATGAAAGCGAGTGAGACTCACAACCTGATTCACTCTTGGTTTCAGGAAACTCCTTGGGATGGTTGGGAGTGGGGAGAGAAGGATGAAAGAGTGCAGGAAGCCCTGACAGTTGCTGTTGGTAGTATTAATAAGGATAAGCAACGAATTGATACTGTACTGAAGCAAATTCGTAAAGGACTACCTATTAATATTTGTATTGATATTGCTCATGGTGACAGTAGGCATATGATGGATACTTTAACATACATCCATAAGAATACCCCCCAGAATAAGGGATCAATCATCGCAGGAAATGTATGCACTTTTGAGGGAGCTTCTCGTCTGTTTAGTTATGGTGCTGATATAGTTAAGGTTGGGGTGGGAGGAGGTTCCGCTTGTACTACACGCATTAAGACTGGGTGTGGTTATCCCCAGCTTGCAGCTATAGCTGAGTGTTCCGAGGCTGGACCTATCATCGCTGATGGGGGTATCCGTTATTATGGGGACGCAGCCAAGGCTCTTGCCGCAGGAGCAGATGCAGTTATGATCGGAGGGATGTTGGCAGGAACAGATTGTACTCCTAAGTGGGAAGAAGCCAGAGTTGGGAAAGATATGGAGTTTCGGGGCATGGCTTCTAAACGGGCTAGGGGGGCTTGTGATGGACTCACCGCTAACGCCGAGGGAATCTCCACCCAAGTTGTTACGAAGGCTAAGGGAAGCACAGAGAGGGTTGTAGGCAACCTTGTGGAAGGTCTCCAGTCTGCCATGTCATATTCAGGCTGTAAGACTCTTAAGGAGTTTAAATTGAAGGCTAAATTGGTACATGTTACAAATTCTGTGGTTGGGGAGAACAAACCCCATATTGAGGATTAGAAATGGATTTCGCAAAGATTGGACAGGAAGTAGGAAAGCTAGTATCCGAGAAACAAAAGGCTTACGGTGATTCGTTTGGAAGAAGTGGAGAATGCTTACGCCAAATGTTTCCTGAGAATATTAAGCCCCATCAGTATGACGATTTACTTACAATAGCAAGGATCTTGGATAAATTATTTCGCATAGCAAATGATCCTGACGCATTCTCTGAGAACCCTTACCAGGATATTGTAGGCTACGGTCTGTTGGGCATGAAAAGGCATGAAAAACGAAGTTGAACAGTTTGCTAGAGACGGGTATATTGTTTTAGACAATTTCTTTAATGAGGATGAGTTAGATCTTGCATGGAAAGAAGTTGTAATTAATTCTCGTAATTCGTGGAGTCTTGCTACACTCCCTTATAAGAAAGAGGATGGTTCTTTAGTCTGGAAACCTTACTACAGCCCCCTATTCTCAGAAAATACCGATGATATGAGAAAATGCATGGAGGTGGCTACGGAAACAGCAAAGACTTCGACTGGAATGTGTTATGTGTTTGTTAGAACTACTAGTCAAAATAATAGTAAACCTCTTTGTGATTTACTGTTAAGTAAGATTAATCTACTTGGTGAAATTACGGGAGAGCTATTGAATAATTTTCATGAGGTATTTGTATCTTGTTATGAGCAGGGGTGCTTTTTGTCACCACATACTGATGAATTCTCTAAGGCTGATCATATACCTAAGATTGCATTCGTTTTAAATTTAACAAAAGAGTGGAGATGGGAATGGGGAGGATTGCTCCATATATTAGATAAATCTCCTTGGGAGAAGGGGACAGTGGTAAAGGTTGTAAAGCCCTCTTATAATTCTCTTGCTATTTTTAAACTTCCTCGCTGGCATTTTGTTAGCGAGGTCGCTGCCTCTGCTGGTACGAAGAGGCTGGCTTTTACAGGTTGGCTAAACTTTATCCCAGAAACCTCTTGACATTCACGAAATTTGTGGTATAATAGGGTCATGAAGAAAGATGAGCTACAGTTTGGTGACCGCATCGAGGTCTATCGCAACCTTCACAAAGACTGCTTTTCCATTCGGAAGAACGGTCGAGTTGTGAGGTACATTTACAACAATGAGAAACTGCATCTTCATGATGTAAAGTTTGCCGCCCAACCAGCAGGTAGGGCTAAGGTTTTGCGTGAAGGTAGGAAGAATGTCCATGCGTTCGTTCGGGGGCTCTACTCTGGTATGCGCTCGATCTGGGCATGGCAATCCGTTGCAAGCTATAATCCTTACAAGTATGGGCACTTTTTTACCTCCTTTGGAGGGAATGCCTCACCTATTCATAAAGCCAAACGAGCAACCCTTAGTGAAGGTAAAGTATATGTCAACCCTTAACGAAATAACATATGGAGAATTATATGAAGATTGAAGTAGATGACAAGTGGGTTCAACGAGCGTTGATAGCCTTTTTCGGATTCGGTGCGTGTTCTTACGCATGTATGTTTGTATCCTACATCCTGTGGTTCCTGGGAAGGTGGCCTACCTCATGAGAATAGGAAATGACACTAAAGGTAACATGGACGGTACTATCACCAAAATTGACAAGGAAGAGCTTGCTTTAGTGGTCAAGGCTCTTACACTCGCCAAGGACGAATTGGTGTGCGACTTTCACAAAAATAAGATAGACGAATTAACTTCACAATTCGAAGCTATGCTACAAGAAATGACCAAGATTTCTGAGAAATGGCTTGACACTCAGGACGAAGGATGGTATAATAGACATGATGAAATGGAAGGATATCACCGTTGAAATGACATTTTCTTGGACCTTTAACGAAAAGGACTGGAGCGAAGAAAAGAAGCATGTCCAAATGATAAAGAATGAACCACGAATTGTGTTCGGCTATGACATGATGAACTCATTTCATTGTCTGAACGACATAACCTACCCCGAACTAAAAACTATTAAGGTAACAGATGCTGACAAGTGAACAATGGGAAAAGATTGACCGCAAGTATGGGAAGCTGATGTATAAAATTAGCCACCAAATTAGCGGTGATGATAGAGCTACTTCTAGCTTCGATGACAACCTGCAAGACATTCGCCTATCAGCTATGGAGGCTGTGATGGGATTTGAAAAGCAGAACGAAGGAGCGAACGGTAGCTTTGATGAATTTTGGGGAAGCAAAGGCTTCGACCAATACATCAAAACATGTATGTGGACTAAGAAGAACAACAAAGGCGCAAAGATCACTAAGAAGTCTTCTATCCTAAAGGGAACAGTCTCTACGGATAAGGAAGAGATCCTTGAGATTGAAGAAACCCAGGGAGATCATTCGGTGGCTATCTTCTTGGAGGAGTTATCCTATTACCTCACCCCCATCCAACAGGAAGTGATTAACCTAGTTCTTAAAGATCCTACCTTGGTCAAGCCTAGTGGGAAAATTAATGTGAAGAGAGTGGCTGAGGGGATAGGCACTACTTGGTTTGAGACGGATAAGATTGTTAGAAGCCTTGCAGCTATGATGGAAAATGAACTATGAGAAGTACCTTGAAGTCTCAGACTGTATACATCAGCGGTCCCATTACTAATAACATAGAACATCCTGCTCACTTTGTAGAGGCCAAAAGCTGGCTTAAAAACGAGGGTCACAGAGTTCTCAGCCCCTTAGACATAGCCCCTCCTCCTTCAAATGATTCTTCGGCAGCCTCACACAATATGTGGAAGGATTCCCAACAAGAGAAATCGGAGACATGGTGCTATTATATGAAGGAGGCAATTCAGATGCTTACGAAAGCGGATTGTATTTATATGTTAGAGGGCTGGGAAGCCAGCAAAGGAGCCAGATTGGAGTTCTACCTAGCGACAGAATTAAATATTCCTGTGCATTATGCATATGAGGACTATAAATATGTATGAGTACAAGATCTTTGAAGCAGAGAGCTATTCGCTTACAGCTATGAATAAATTGCTTGAAGAGATTTCCCGAACTGGTTGGGAGCCTGTTCAGTTTGATACTGATAAGATGCAGATTCTTGCTAAAAGACCGTTAATACTCAACGACTGAGGAAACAAATGAATAATATGACACACGAACACGAACGCCCCGCCGACCCGTCCACCCACGCCACGGGAAAGACTCAGGAGTACTACATCTATTTGGAGGAACTGCGTGATAGCGGCGTGACAAATATGTGGGGTGCATCCTCTTACCTTGAGGAGGAGTTTGACCTCGGACGGAAAGACGCTAGGGCCATTCACCTCGCCTGGATCAAGGCATTTATGGAGGATCCGAAACAATGAAACAGTTTACTTGTTGTATTTGTGGCAAGAAAGAAACAGGTTGGGGTAATAACCCTGACCCAATAACAGATGAGGCTGGGCAGTTCTTCGATAAAGACGCTCAATGTTGTGAGGAGTGTAATAGTAAGATAGTAATATCTAAAAGGTACGCCGATCTACTCCGTTTTAAAAGGTAATAAAAAATGAAACGAATAATGAAAAACATATGTGGACTCCTCATTATGGGGGGAATATTAATTAGCACGGGTACTCTCAAGAAAGAAACAGGTTGGGGTAATAACCCTGACCCAATAACAGATGAGGCTGGGCAGTTCATTGAGGAGCTTATTTCTAACAAGGCATTTATGGAGGATCCGAAACAATGAAACAGGTTACTTGTTGTATCTGTGGTATGAGTGTCCCTGTTACCCAAACTCAACAGCCAGAAATTAAGAAGCTAAGGGCCTTCAAGGGTGAAATCTTTAAGAATTTCGCAGAGTTCCGTGTACAGCAGAGTAGCTTTAACGATGTAGGTACTATCATGCTGGAAGGTGAGTTTTACGAAATGCTTATAAATGTAAATCAGATCGTAAAAGTGCATAGCTTTGAAGACGGCAAGAAGAAGGATCATTCTAGCCTAATGTTTATCGCGGAAGACAACCCAAAAGGTATTGTTCCTATCTTGGTGCGTGAGGAATATGATGATATCCTTAAGCGTATCCGTAGAGCAGCGGAAAGTAAATAATGAAGAAGCTATTAGAGAGTGTACTACTTTTGGTAGGAGGGGTGAGCTTGGTTGGATGTATCTTTGTTGTCCCAGCAGAGGAAACACCAAAGAACGCTGTAATTGATGAAGTCGTACCCTCTTCGTTCTTGGCTAACATGTCCGTTGGCCCTGAGGGACCTTGGTATGTATGGATGCAAAAGAGGACAAGGTGCAGCCATCAACAGATAGACCCTAGAGGGTTGTGTGGTAGGGCTTATATTTTTTTGATGAAGGAGGAGCCTCCTGTGTGTGATGAGGGATGTCATGATGAATTAGAGGCTCTTAAGACTCAATCTCGTTGGGATAAAAAAGTCAAATGATTAAACTATTACTCTTTATTGCACTCTTCGCATTAAGTTGTGAGGGGAAGCAAATAGAGGGTGGGGGTAGTACGGGACCTCCTCCTCCTACTTATGATCATGAGGAACAGGAACCAAATGATGAGTTAAACTTCCCTCAGTTCTTAGACCTTTTACCTACAAGTAATCAACAAGATCTTATAGGTTCTTTTAGTCTACCACAAGATACAGATTGTTATGGATTTTTTCTTTTTCCCGCAGTAGGAGGCACATCAGTCTGGTTCAACTTCATGCTAGAGTGTGATCCTTTTATTAATCCTAAAGTACGCCTATGGCAAACAGTAGTAGACGCACAAGGAATACCAACAGGACATCAACTCTTAGGTACATGGGTAGCTGACGATGGACTGCTTGTAGTAGTAGATGAAGAGATCCCCTATGATTCCTTTTTTAATAATGATCTAATCATGCAGATCCTTCCTTGGGGTGGACTAGCAGATCCACCACCCAATATAGATTTAACCTATAGCCTAGATTTTTGGAGCAGCTAAGGTGAATAAGGGATCAAAAAAAGTCAAAAAGGGGTCAAAGTAGGGTGGAGCTATCTTAAGTTTCATCCTTGATACTTCCCCCCAATGTAAACAAAAAAGTCAAATGGTGTATTTTTACCCCCCAATCAAAGTAATAGAAGTAAATAAGTCAAATTAGGAACTAGTGTTTGCTTGACCCTTTTCACAAAAACTCAAATAACTTCACAAAAAAATAAACCCCCATGGGAGCTTTTTTGACCTAGTTTGAGCTTGGTTCTAAACTAAATTCGCACCCCCTCCAAAAAAGTCAAATGAGCGAAATACTTTCAAGGCAGCGCAAATGCCTTCAAAAAAAGTCAAATTGGGTTAGAATTCGTGGACTTATTGCGACTATAATAATCATAGGTACACTAGTGTCT